CTTAATACCATCAGCATCAATAGCACCTGCAACCATATCTAATTTGAAACTACCATTACCTGCAATAGATCCTGGTCCTCCTTGCATGTGAGGATAAATCTCATCCCCTACTTTATATCCTGAACCTATTGTATGAACCTGTACAGTCTGTATTGCTCCTCCTGCAACAGTCATATTAATTACCATACCAGTACCACTACCATTGGTATCACAAATAGTACCTGATTGATTACCATTAACATAATTTGTTCCTTGATTAATCCAAGTAAAATGTTCTGCACTAGAACCACCAAGACCAGCAAGTCCACCTGATGATACAGTTATATCAACAAGAGCTCCTGATCCTGGTGATGTTTCAATGGATGGTTTAATATTTTTAAAGAATGTTATACCAACTTTATCAGCAGTAAGATAATTACTACCACCCCTAACTTGATCCAATACTTCTTCATCAGTTATACTAACAATAGCACCTTGCTCTAATCCTGGTAATAAATCATCAACTTTCTCCTGCTCAATCCCAATCATATCTTGCATATCACCAATAAATGTATTCATATTTTTAAGAATAGTATTATTAGCCTCATCGATTGTTTTTTTATGTGCATGAATTATCTTAGCAGCAACATCTTCCGCATAACACATAGGAACTTGAGGACTTGTATATGCATCATCAGTACTAATTGACAAATCAGCAATACCATCACTATTAGAATTTTGTATAAGTTGCTGCTCAAATTGCTCTTTACTAGGCATCTTGACACCTACTCCTGTTATGATGCTGCTATCAGTAACTAAACCTTTCTTTGCTTCATTATACTTAACCCTACCTTCTTCAGATCCAAACTGTGATATCCATTCTGATAGTGGAGGGATCTGTTGAGGTGGAAGTGGTGGCATCAATACTTCCAGTGGTGTGAATGGCATAGACATATCTGCAGATGCAACTCCTTCTGGTTCTGCACCAGCAACCCTATCCCCTACTTCAAGTTCAGTGGCAGGACTGATCCAAGGGTCTTCTTTTGTTCCACTGCCACTAATTACTTGTGGTGGTGGAACATTTCCTATTGTTTTTTTAGTTGGAAAAGAAACATTTGTATTAACTGAATCAAGAACACCTGCAGCCTCATTAGCAAGATTAGCAACATTGGGTAATGGAATATTAATATCCATATCAATATTAAGTGCTCTCTGTTTTGCAGTTTCTAATATATTATTAATATTCAATGATTCTTTTAAGATAGGTCCAATTGTACCACTCAAGTTATTACCGATGTCAAGATACATTGAATGAGTTGACTGACCTGTTAACTCTTTCATATCTGCAAACATAAATCTCATACTAGATGGCATTGCAGATACCGCACTGGCTAATTCTTTATTAGTTGTCTTATTAACAAACTCCATCATCTTATCAGTAACCACTTTCATATATTTTGACATCTCTTGAGAAGAATTTTCTATATCTCTATTCAAATCTCTTAAAGGTTTCTTCATAGAAACCATATCAATATATCCACCACCCTGAACTGCTTTCTGATACTTATCAATTTTATTTGCCAAATTATCAATAATAGTCTGCATAGCTTTCATTGATGACTGAACAGGATCATCAGGTTTAGCAACAACTATTTTTTCTCTATACTTATCTTCTCTCTGTACCTGACCAGCATTTAATCTATGAGGAGCATCAGCACTTTCACAAGTAGCACCTGGTACTGGTGGAGATATAGGAGAATTTGCTCTCTTTATTCTATTTCTTAATTCTTGATGAACTTTACTCTTAATAAAAATTTCTTTTGCTTGCCCAATTAATTGCAAAGCATCGGCTTGTGATTGTGCATTAGAAATATCCTTTAATTGTTCTGCAGTAGGAAGTAAATCTTTCTTTAATCCAAACTCATTAAGTAAACCTTTGCCTACAGAATCTGCATTTTCAACATCACTCTGTACAGATGCTGTCTTTGGTTTTGCTGTTACTTGATCATACTTAGGAACAACTTCTTTAGTTCTAAATGTCTTTGGTACTTTTCCCTCTGCATATCCACTGATAGGAGCAAAATTACTATCTGTTTCACCTATCTTTTGCTTTAATTCTGTAGTAGCATTATGCCCTAAGACACCAGTGATTATAGGTACTTGTTGCTCAGGGCCATCTTGGAAATAACCATAAACAAACATACCCTGACGGAGGTTAGGAGTCGCAGATGCTCCTGCCTGTCCTCCACCAGCAGTGATGGGCATCTCAACCTGAGCCCAAGGAAGTTGATCAGAACTAATTGATTCCTCTTCCTTATCATGGATACCCATGATTCTTACTTTATATCTTCTACCCCATCCCTTAGTTGACTCAGGGTTCTCTATTTTACCAGCACTGATGTTATCTCTCCACCCAGAATCATCGGCAATTTGTCCTTGCCATCTAGACGAACTACCATAAACTTCTGGATTAAATAAACCTGATTCTGCTACCATTAATCGTCGTATACCTTACACTCATCCGCATCAGGATGATTATCACAATACACTTCTAGATGACTATCTTCATGTCTTGTATGATAATCATTAATCTTACCTTCATTCGCATCTACTTTATCATTCTTATGATATACATCATAATCAGCATGAACATTCTCTAAGTCTTCCTTAGTATATTCATGCATACCATGATTAGTATGCTCTTTACCATCTTTAGGGTCAATGTAGACCTCGTGATCTAGATCGTGTTTAATAGTCATAGTTTTTTAACCTTTTAATGGAGTGCCTTGTCTACCAAAAGAGTCTCTTACTAAATTCAGTTTTGTGTATGTTCCATCAGATGAAACATAATGACAAAGATCGGTTATAATATATAGACCGCCAGTTCGCTTGTTTACTTCACCTTTTTTATCTGCAGTTACAGCTGGTACATCTACAAATAAAGCATCTCCTGCATGAAGTGAAAAATCTCCTGGTATTGTTATGGTAAGTTTGGAGGCATAGAATTGATTATACCTTCTTATTGACTGATTGACAATCTGCGTTTGAACAAAATTAGGATCTTGTGACTTATCTAATTGCTGTTGTTCTTTACCTAATCCACTTCCAGTAGGAAGAGTTCCAGTATCATTAACATAATACGTAACACGACTATATTCTTTATCTAAACCTTCTCTATCAAATATAGGATTCAATACAGGAAGTTCCTCACCACCTTTTGTTAAATTCGCTTCAGATCCTTCATCTTTAGGGACACCTTCACCAGTTTTAACTGCACCATCTTTTACTGTTCGAGTTGTAATATTATATTCACAAGTACATGGATCAAAAGTAATTATTTTGGTAGAATAAGCACCCATGTTGTACTTATTCTTAACATTAACACCATTATCTTCAGAATATTCAATTATTTTTCCGTCATATCCTGGCGGTGGAGCCGATCCTTGACTACTAGGAGTGTTATCATACAGTAAAGATTTTTTAATTGGATTTTTTTCAGAATCCATCAAAGTATCAATCGATTTAAAATGGAATCCATTTGAAGTTTCCCAAAAGAAAAATCCTGCACTCTTACCAAGTTTTCCTGACGGCACAGACTTCTTAGATAAAGTATTCAAAACATAGAAGGGTTTTTTATTATTACCAGTAAAATTATAATTATTATCGGTTTCTTCTATGTCAATTTCCTTTTCCGTAGCAAAATACTCTGGTATATCTTGAATAATTTTTTTAACATGGTCAAATATCTTACCATCAAACCTAGTATTAACTCTTATCTTTTCATTTAAAAGAAATTCTTTAGATACACAATCTAAATTAACAGTATTAACTGTAGTTGTTTCTGTTAAAGGTGTAACTTTATTGACAAATAAATCTAAGTCAATTTCATTTTCATTATTATCTTCAATCCTAATTTTAACAGTTTCAGTTCCAACTATAGGTAATCCTTCAATTGCTGTAGTTAACGTATCACTATCTTCTTTTTGAATAGAACTTCCAGCATCACTAAAACTTAAATTAACGGATATTGTTTCTGATAAAATACTTTCATTATACTGAAGTAAAGTAACAGCATTGACTAAATCTATTGTTCGATTAGGATCCTTATTAGATGCAAGACTAACTGTCTTTATTAACGCTGGTTCTGCTTTTTTATCTGACATATTATTAACCCTTTGCTAAAACTTCAAAAGGATCTTCTCCCGATCCACCTGCAGGAACCATAGAAGGCCTTGATGATTGCTGTACTGATATATTATTTATTTCTGTAGTTGGAGCAACAACAACAATATCTTGTCCACCAAACCCACTCTCATATGATGCATAAGATTGAAGAACAGGAAGAACATCATCATACTTTGCCTTATTGATACCTGCAAGGAACCCAGGCATTGTTGCACGAAGATAGTCAGTAGAATCC